GAGGAACAGGGGCTGTGGGGCGGGAAGTTGCTGGCGGCCACGGCCAAGGCGCGCGGCTGGCAGGTGCGGGCGATGCTGAACAATGACATTGTCGGCAATACGCTGGGCCAGAATGGGCAGCGGGTGGCGGACCGGGTGCGCGTCTTTTCCGAAGGCATCCGCTTTTCGGAGGATGGGAAGGCCAATCTGACCCGCCGGGCGATCGGCGGGGAGGATGATGGCCCTTCGCGCGCGCTGGCCAAGAAGATTGACGGGATCGCCAAGGCCGATCCGGCGATCGGGCTGGACGTGTTTGCGGTGCGGCGGTTCGACCGGTTCGGGCGCGGGGGCGATCATTCGCCCTTCCTGGACCTGGGCTTTCCGGCGGTGCGCTTTTCGGTGGGGATCGAAAATTATGACCGGCAGCATCAGGATCTGCGGACCGAAAATGGCCGGGTCTATGGCGATACGGTCGAGGGGATGGACTTTCCCTATCTGGCGAAAGTGACGGCGCTGAATGTCGCGACGCTGCGGGCACTGGCGGATGCGCCGGCGGCGCCTGCGAGCGTGTCGCTGGATGGCGCGCTCTCCATGGATACGCGGGTCTTCTGGGACGCGGTGCCGGGGGCGGCGGCTTATAAGGTCTATTGGCGGCGGGCCGATGCGCAGGACTGGAGCGACAGCCGGGTCGTGAGCGGCGCGACGGAGACGGTGCTGAAGGATATCGTGGTCGATGATCATTTCATCGGTGTGGCGGCCGTGGCGAAGGATGGGGCGGAGAGTCTTGTGACCTTTGGGGGCATGGCGCCCAGGAAGTAATGGGTTCGCGCAGAGGCGCAGAGGACGCTGAGATTATGGAGGAAAGGCCGCTTTCGGGCGGCCTTTTTTGTGCCGTTTCGGGGGAGGGCGATGGAGGTTTCGGATCGGGAATGGCTGGGTGGGGAAGATGCGGCGCTGTGGGCGCGGTTGCGCGCGGGGCTGACGCCGGCGGCGGCGGAGCGGCTGGAGCGGGAGTGGCGCTTTGTCGCGCGGCCGGAGCAATTGGCGCCGGCGGGGGACTGGCGCATCTGGCTGATGCTGGCGGGGCGCGGTTTCGGCAAGACGCGGGCCGGGGCGGAATGGGTGCGGGCCATTGCCGAGGCCGATCCGGCGGCGCGGATCGCGCTGGTCGGTGCGACGCTGGGCGAGGCGCGCAGCGTGATGGTGGAGGGGGAGAGCGGGCTGCTGAATATCGCGCCATGGTGGGCGCGGCCACACTATGCCCCGGCGCTGCGGCGGCTGCGCTGGCCCAATGGCGCGACGGCGATGCTGTTCGGCGCGGCCGAGCCGGAGAGTTTGCGTGGGCCGCAGTTCAGCCATGGCTGGGCCGACGAGATCGCCAAATGGGCGGGCGGCGAGGCGGCCTGGCATAATCTGATGATGGGATTGCGACTTGGCAGGGCGCCGCGCGTGCTGGCGACGACGACGCCGCGGCCGGTGCCTCTGGTGCGGGGGCTGGTCGCGCGGGAGGGGGATGATGTCGTGGTGACGCGGGGGCGGACGGCGGACAATGCAGCCAATCTGGCGCCGGGCTTCGTGGCGGCGATGGCGGCCAGCTATGGCGGTACGCGGCTGGGGCGGCAGGAACTGGACGGCGAACTGATCGAGGAGGTGGAGGGCGCGCTGTGGACGCGCGATCTGATCGAGCGGTGCCGGGTGCGCCATGTGCCGGGTATGCTGGCGCGTGTGGTGGTGGCGGTCGATCCGCCGGCGAGTGCAGGCGGGGATGCGTGCGGGATCGTGGTGGCCGGGATCGGCGGGGACGGGCGCGGCTATGTGATCGCGGACGCGAGCGTGGCGGGGATGCGGCCCGAAGGCTGGGCGCGCGCGGTCGCGGCGGCGGCGATGGTGCATGGCGCCGACCGGGTCGTGGCCGAGGCGAATAATGGCGGGCAGATGGTGGAAAGCGTGCTGCGTGCGGCGGAAGAGAAGATGCCGGTGCGGCTCGTCCATGCGAGCCGGGGGAAAGCGGCACGGGCGGAGCCGGTGGCGGCTTTGTACGAGGCCGGGCGCGTGGCGCATCGCGGGGCCTTCCCCGAACTGGAGGACCAGATGTGCGGATTGCTGGCGGGGGGCGGCTATGTGGGGCCGGGGCGATCGCCGGACCGGGCGGATGCGCTGGTGTGGGCGATGAGTGAGCTGATGCTGGGGAAGGTGGGGGAGGCGCGGGTTCGGGGGATGTGAGGGGGATCAGCAGGACATGGGATGCAATTCAGGCGGTCAAAGCCCCGTGCATGGGATTCGTCTGGCGCCAGCGGACTGAAAAAACGGTCTAACTTTGCAACCATCAGTTTGGGCCTAATTCGACATTATCATTGTTCACTTTTAAATATCGTTATGTAATATTGCCTCTACTGATGGTGAAATCTGATGATTTTGACCATTTTATGGATTCGTCGGGGGGCGATATGAAATCAAATTTTTCCATGATCTTGGTAGCTGCTTATTTTGCCTGCCCAATTCAGGCTATTGCTGCGCAGGAAACGAGCGGGGTGCCTGTGCAAGCCGGGGGCTGGCAGGAACAGAGAGATTTTATCGAACAACAGATCAAGCAGAAGGAAGGGGAGGCCGAGCAGATAAATCGTGAGCTTGGGGTCAGGCGGCAACTCATGGAAGTGCTTGGCCGCCAGGATGCGTCGACGGTCAATCTTGCCGCAATGCAGTCGCAACTGGCCGATGAGGTCCGTGCTCTTGAGGGGAAATCTCAGGCGCTGGCCATTGCCTTGAACAATTTCCAGCAGATACTTGCTCGTCTGGATCAGGCGAGGCCAGTTGCAGAACAGCAGGCGGTGGCGGACCCGAGCGCTTGTGCCGCTGATAAAGGCGAAGGCAAGCCGGCAGGGAACGATGTTGTTTCCGATTGCACGCTATTTGGCACCAAACTTACTACGCTTTTGAAGGCGCCTAACAGTTTTTACGGCCCCGAACCGAAAGAGAATGATGAATCTATCAAGGCCCCCCGGCCGGTCGGATGGGCGTTGGTAGAGAGGGCGGCGAATGCGGCCAGTTCATATCTGTTTGATCGCAGCGATGCTTCCGGCCTGGGCGGTGTCAGCCTCTCGGCTCAGGACGACAAGACCGAGATTGGGATCAAACTTGCGCGTTCATGGGCCGGGAAGTATTTGCGCTGCAAAGAAAAGCAGAAGACGTGTTCGGATGAAGGCGTGTCCGTAACGGGCGACAAGGGCTATTCCTATACCTTGTCGGGAGGCATCATAGCGAAGGCGGCGGACAGTTTTGGCGCGCTCTATTCAGGCGGAGAGGGCAAGGGCTTTGAAGATAATGTCCAGTTTAGCCTGGGCCTGACACGTATCGGTTACAGGCCTCGCTCACCCGATGCTATTCGCAGTTCCCTGGCGAGGGGGCAGGCCGAGTTGGTAAAAAAATGCATTGCCGAGCAGGATGGCAAAGAAACAAAACCCGATGCAGAGCAAAAGGCGGCATTATGTTCCGGGGAGGCGTTGGGACGCTGGGCTGCCAACAATCCAGACAAGGCGATTAAGAATATTTATGATAAGGCCCTTTGGGCTTCCGACGCAGCGCCGGATTGGGACTGGGGCATTGACGGCAAGCTGGGATGGCAAGCCTTTACCTATAGCCGGTTCGGAAGCACGGCGGCAGAGGATTTGGATGCGACGAAACCATTTGGCTATGCGGAGCATGAAACCGCAAAGCTGGTCTGGAGCGCAAATGCGCACATCGGCAAGTTCGGAATCTATCGGTCGTCTGCCAAGCCCGGACAGTGGGACAGTCTAGCGCCGCAAGTGCCACGCCTTTATGGCGCCGCTCTTGTCGAGATCGGCCAGGAATATAAATATGTCAAGGGTAGCGAGGATCAGATACGCTGTCTTCCCGGTAACGTGATCGCCTGTTCAAAGGTGAACATCGCGGCTCCGGAGGAAAGCACATTCTATCGGCTGGGCCTGATGAGCAAGGTTCATTTTGCCGGGGTGCCGTTTGCAGGGGGGCTGGCCATTGCCCCCAAATTGACGCTGGACGTAAATAGCGGCCAGTTTGCCTATGATGTCCCGGTTCTGTTTATTACCGATGACAAGGGCGGCATTCATGCGGGATTGCGCTTCTCCGATCAAATGGGAGGCAAGAACCCGGATAAATTCAGTGCCGGAATTTTCATAACGAAGGCGTTCAAGGTCGGTTTTTCCGACGAGTAGTCCCAAGCGATCGGGGGCTGTCAAAGTCGCATGGCGCAGGCGGGGCAAGCGTGCGCCGTCGGCTTTGGCACTGCTGTCGGGCAAATGCGGTGGCCTCTCGTCTGATTGGTCACGGCCTTCACTGCCGATGGGCGACCATTGCCGGTTCCCGACAATGCTGGTCGTTGCTGGCAATAAAGTTTCAAACCAAGACCTTTATTTCTCCGTGCACGCCTCTACATCACAGCGTCATCGGCCGGTTCTATCTCCGGTGGGCTTTGTTTTGAGGAGTTTGCATGCTGATCGATCGGTTGAACTGGCGCTATGCCACCAAGAAGATGAACCCGGACAAGCTGGTGCCCGAAGACAAGATCGAGCGCATCCTGGAGGCGGTGCGGCTGGCGCCGACGTCGAGCGGGTTGCAGCAGTTTGAGGTGATCGTCGTCACCAACAAGGATATTCGCGAGCAGATCAAGGCGATTGCCTGGAATCAGGAGCAGGTGACGGATGCGTCGCATCTGATCGTCTTTGCCGCGTGGGACAATTATACGCCCGAGCGGATCAACCATATGTTCGATCTGGTCAATGAGGAGCGCGGGTTCCGGAACGAGGGCTGGGAAGCCTATCGGCAGATGCTGCTGGGCACCTATCCGCAGCGTGACGCGCAGACCAATTTCGAACATGCCGCGCGGCAGGCCTATGTGGGGCTGGGCATCGCGCTGACCGCCGCCGCTTTCGAGGAAGTGGATGCGACGCCGATGGAAGGGTTCGATCCGGCGGCGCTGGACGCGATACTGGATTTGCGGGCGCGGGGCCTGCGGTCGGTGGCGATCATGCCGGTGGGCTATCGCGCGGACGAGGGCGACTGGCTGCTGGGCCTGAAGAAGGTGCGGCGGCCGATCGGCGAGTTTGTGTCGCGGATTGATTGAGTGTTGCCGGGGCCGCCTGTGGGGAACTGGCGGGCGGCCCGGATCGTTCTGCTCCTGTAATCAGGAGTATGGGACATGAAGATGGTGAAGCTGATGGCGGTGGCTGTTGGCGTGAGTGTGATCGCGACGCCGGTGATGGCCGCCAGTCTGAACAGCAAGGATCGCGCGCGGGTGGCCCGCGCTGCGCCGCGCGACCGGGACGATGTGCGATACTGCCTGCTCAAGGGCAAGCAGGGGCGCGACAAGGGCACTGTGATCGGCGCGGCCGGTGGTGCTGGCGTGGGCCTGCTGGCGGGCGGCGGTCTGGGCGAGACGTTGCTGGCGGGCGCTGCGGGCGCAGTGGCCGGGCGCGTGATCGGCAAGAGCGAGGGCACCAATTCGGTGTGCGATCGGGTGCTGGCGCGAAATCGGTGAGGGTTGGCGGTGGGCGCTCCTGTGTTGCGGGGGCGCTTGTCGTCCACTGGCGAAATGGTTATTCTGCGCATGTTGAGCGGCCAGTTTTTATCGACGTGATGATAGTGGAAAGGAGGTGCGACATGGCGATCATTAGAAAAGATTGTTTTGTGGCGCCCAGGCCTCTGTCCGAAAAAGGTACGGCGCTGGCGTTCAAAGTCGGCGCAAAGGCACATGCCAAGCGCGGCGGCTTGACGCCGGGCATGCGCAAGCTGATGGCGATTTATAAGGCTAAGGTTGCCCCGTAATTCGGGTCTGTCCGGCGTGCCGGAAAGCGCGTTGGCTTTCCGAAGGCACGGCAAGGATATGCGCACTCTGTCTTTTTGCTGCGGCATATCGGAAATTGATACATGGTTTCGCACGAAATCGTTGCGGGATCATGAGAGGCGCAAGCATATTGTTACTTGCGTGCATGATGCAGGTTTGGAAACAAATCCTGTAGGCTTTTATGCCCTATCCACAGTTATAGAAGAAGCCCGGCTATTGCCCGGGATATCCTATGTACCGTTTTTCGGTAACTCCAATTATTTTCCATGCCTGAGTCTGGTTTACCTTGCCGTCGCGCAGGATCGCCAACGTCAAGGCATCGGATCGGCCATGATCATCAGGGTGATATTGGATTTTGCCGAATATGGCGAGCTGATCGGGCTGCCGCTGTTGATCCTGACCCCCATTAATGATGGCGTTGCCGACTTTTATGGGTGGCTGGGGTTCGAACGATATAGGCGAGGATCAGGCATGTTTCTATCGCTTCAGACAGCGATAGATATGCGGGACCAATTGCAGGCATTGTGACCAGTGGGGCGCTGCCCCCTCTCAAGTTTTCGATAAGCGGCTGGCGCCGCTGACCTTCACTATTCTCTCCCCCCTTTGGGAGAGGATTTTTTCGCGTTTGGGGGCTTTACATGAAATGGTTCGGGACGAAAGCGGCCGCATCGCAGGATGCGCGGCCGGTGTTGGCGCGTGCCTGGGGTTCGGGCGCGGTGGCGCTGGGGGAGTGGCCGGCATCCTATGAGGCTCAGTTGCGCGCGGGGGTGATGGGCAATCCGGTGGCGCAGCGGGCGATGCGGCTGGTGTCCGAAGGCGCGGGCGCCTGTGCGATCAAGGTGCGCGGGGTGGCGGAGGATGCGGCCGTCCTGGCGCTGGTCGGGAGGGCGTCTGCGGGGCAGGGGCTGGTGGAGACTTTGGCCTGTCATCTGCTGCTGCATGGCAATGGCTATGTGCAGATGATGGCGGGGGCCGATGGTCGGCCGGCCGAACTGTTTGCGCTGCGGCCGGAACGGGTCAGCGTGGAGGCGGATGCGCGGGGGTGGCCGGCGGCTTACCTCTATCGGGTGGGGGAGAGCGTGACGCGACTGTCGCCGGAGGATGGCGCGGGGCGGACCAGTTTGCTGCATTTGAAGGCGCTGCATCCGCTGGATGATCATTATGGGCTGGGCTGTGTCGGCGCGGCGGCGGGCGCGGTGGCGATCCACAATGCGGCCAGCGTGTGGAACAAGGCGCTGCTGGACAATGCGGCGCGGCCGTCGGGCGCGATGGTCTATGAGCCGGGCGATGGATCGGTGCTGTCGCCCGACCAGTTCGAGCGGGTGAAGCGCGAGATGGAGGCGGCCTTTGCGGGGGCGGCCAATGCGGGGCGGCCGATGCTGCTGGAGGGAGGCCTCAGTTGGAAGGCGATGAGTTTGACCCCGGCGGAGATGGATTTCGTGGGGCTGAAGAGCGCGGCGGCGCGGGAGATTGCGCTGGCGTTCGGGGTGCCGCCGATGCTGATGGGGCTGCCGGGCGACAATGCTTACGCCAATTATCGGGAGGCGAACAAGGCGCTGTGGCGGCAGGCAATTTTGCCGCTGGTGGGCAAGATTTGCGCGGGGCTGTCACAAGGGTTGCAGCCCTGGTGGCCGGGCGTGGCGATCGAGCCCGATCTGGATGCGGTGCCGGCGCTGGCGGATGAGCGCGCCGCGCTGTGGGAGCGGGTGGCGGCGGTGGACTTCCTGTCGGGGGACCAGAAGAGGGCGATGCTGGGATTATAATGGGTTCGCGCAGAGGGCGCAGAGGGCGCTGAGAAGAGGAGATTTTGCCGCCTGTGGCGGCTTTTTTTGGCTCTGCGGTCTTTGCGCCTCTGCGCGAAAATTTAGTCCGGGGCGCGGGCGGGGAGGGAATCGAGGCGGCAGAAATGGCCCTCCCAATTCCATGTGCCGCCCTGCGTCAGGCAATCGCCGGCGCGGAACAGGTGGAAATGCCAGGCGAGGGCGCCGATCGCGGCGAGGATAAGGACGATCAGGACTTTGCGGGGAGTGCGCTTCATGGCGTGCAGATAGGGGCAGAGCGGACGGAAGGGAAGGAGCGGGCGATGAAAGAGGACATGCTGGCGCGGCTGGTCGCGCAGGCGGACGGGCAGGTGCTGGATATGGTGACGATCCGCGCGCTGATCGAGGAGGCGAGCGAGCTGGGCGCGGGGCGGGCGCTGGAGCGGCTGGGGCTGGCGGACCGGCGCGCGGAGGGCGATGTGCGGGAATTGCGCGAATTGCTGTCCGCCTGGCGCGACGCGAAGAAGGCGGCGCGCGGGGCGGTGATCGGCTGGATCGTGCGGATCGGCATGGCGCTGTTGCTGCTGGGGATTGCAGTAAAGGTCGGCCTTGTCGGGTTGGTGAAGGGATGAGCGGGAAGGGGATAATTTCGTTCGCGCAGAGGCGCAGAGGACGCTGAGATTGTGTTCGCGCGGAGGCGCGGGGACGCGGAGAAGATAAGGGAGAATGGGCCGCCTTTGGCGGCTTTTTTCTCTCTGCGTGCTCTGCGGCTCTGCGCGAGCCATGTCGATTTGGAAGGGGTGAGGATGGACAGCGATCTGCGCTTTGCCGGTTATGCGGCGATTTTCGATCGGGTGGACCGGGGCGGGGATGTGGTGCGGGCGGGGGCTTTTGGCGTCGTGGACGCGGTGGGGGTGCCTTTGCTGTGGCAGCATGGGCCGGGCAGCGTCATTGGCGTGGTCGAGGCGGCGCGGGAGGATGCGCGCGGGCTGCGGGTGATCGGCCGGGTTTCGCGGCGCACGGCGGCCGGTCGGGAGGCTGCGGCGGCGCTGGCTTCGCGCGCGGTGGACGGGCTGTCATTCGGATATCGGGTGAAGGCGGCGCGGGGGGCGGGGCCACGCGAATTGCTGGCGCTGGAACTGGTGGAGGTGAGCGTGGTGACGCATCCGATGCAGCCATTGGCGCGGGTGGTGGCGGTGGAGGATTAGGGGCCGTCATGCATTCAGCCGTATTGATGGAAACAAGTCATCAAGGCAATCATCCTTTCATACTTCCTCATTAGTCGATGATAAAGAATGGAGATGGTATGAGCGTAGATGAAAAGGGCGTTACGGTCGGCACGATCCTGTGGCGTGGTTGCCTTTTTCTTATGCTTTTACCTATCCTCCTTCCTTTGAGTTTTTGCGGCTGGACGTTATGGCACAGTCCTCGCAGCGCTCTGCCGAAGGAAGTAGAGTGGGAAAGCATAGTCGCCTTCAATGAGAATTCCGGGCTGCGTGACGGCTGTAGCTTTGGCGCCTACCGCATCACGGACGCAACCGTTACCCGATTTTCAGGTAAGTCGAACCTGCCAGCGGGATGGTATCGAACGCCATTGCCGCTGGAAGACGGGCAATATGCATTGGTCGGCCCCGCCCGACGGCGGATTGCGCTTTATGCGGATCATGGCACCACCTGCGCGTCCGAAAAGGCGAGGCGACTGAAACTGACTGAGCGCTATGGGATGGCGCGGAACAGACCCGGTAGATGGTATAAAATCCTAAACCATGGTGAGGGGCTGATCCTGGTTTCGCCGAAGGACAGGATGGCCTGGTTCCTCTATTTCGGATGAATGCAAAGCGTGTGGTGTCGCGCCACGGTTCTTCAGGTGATGCCCAGCCATCGCAGCGCGGCCGGTAGCGGGTCGGCGCTATAGTCGAGTTGCAGGACGCGGCGGTGGCGGGGGTTTGTGGCGGCGTCGGAGGCGTGGAGGATCGGGGTGGCGTAGAGCCAGATGTCGCCGCGCCGGGCGAGGCAGGCATGGGTGCCGCAGGCGGCGACGAGGGCGGCGACGTCGGTTTCGGGGACGCGGCCATGGCGGTGGGAGCCGGGTGCGATCAGCAGCGGGGCATTGTCTGCGTCGACTGGATCGAGATGGATGCGCAGGGTGAGCATCTGGTCGAGCAGGGATTGCGGCGGGGCGACATGCTGGATGCCGGACTTGAGCGTCCAGGGGCCGAAGCCTGGCGTGTCGACGCGCTGCTGCACGGCGATGGTGCGGTCCTGATGCCAGCCGAGCGACCAGTTTGTGGCTTCGCTCTTGTCGAAGAAGATCGCGCGGACGGCTTTTGCGGCCTCGCCCAGATGGGCGGCGGGGTGGCGGCCGATTGTGCCGTCCGCGCTGAGCATCGCTGCAAGAGCCGGTAGCGCGGCGAGGCGTTGGCCGGCGCGATCGGTTGGGAGTGTCGCGAGGGTGGTTTCGATGGTGGCGAGCGTGGGTTCGGGCAGCGCTGCGGGGATGTGCATTGCGCCGTGGGTGGTGAGAGTTAGGGACATTTTTCTCGAACACTCAAGCAGTACGGGGATCTTTGCCATAGCGGTTGGGGCCGTTTGTGCCGGGACACATTATGAACGTCAAAAGCAGGATGATAAATATGATATTGATTGCGATCCAAGGCGCAGGAAGATGAATTATATTGCCCGGACTAGTCGGAAACTTCCAGTTTTCGATCAGTTTCAGGAGGATTGCAGCAGGTAGGATCAACCCCCACCATCCTGAACGGTTCTGATCGTGGAGGCGGCGGGCCATCAGCGCAAAAAGGGGAATGGTCGTAACGATCTGGAGCAGGCTGATCATTCGCATCGTTGTTGCCGCAGGTAACAGGGCCATCCCGATGAAGCCAAGGACCACGCTGATCAGAGCGACCATGATCTGGTAGAGAAGTATTTCCTTTCTGCGTGAGCGGCCTTTGAAATTGGCTGTTCCGCTAATTGCGCGAAGAATCAGATTGGCTTCTGCATCTGCGGTCGTGTGACGATTCATGGTAAAAACCCCTTTCCTCATAGATGCATGAGCGGTTTTCGGGAGGCAAGGGCGCTGGCCCCTCTCCAACTGCGTCTAGGCAGCAAGCTGCCAAGACTTCGTATCCTCTCCCCTGAAGGGGCGAGGATTTTTTGGTTTTGTTCGGGCGGTCCGGTTGGGCCGCCTTTTTTTGTGGAGACGGGCATGACGGATATGTTGGAGGCGAGCCTGGAGCTGGTGGCGCAGGGGGAGCGGATCGAGGGGCTGGCGGGGGAAGTCGCGGCGCTGAAGGGGGCTTTGCTGGCGCAGCAGCGGCCGGCTTTGGATGGCGTGAAGGGTGGCGCCGTCGATCCGGCGCGGGCGCAATTTGTGGAGCGCTATCTGCGGCAGGGGCTGGAAGCCGGGGTCGAGCTGAAGAGCTTTTCGGGCGCCAGTGGCGCGGCGGGGGGCTATGCGGTGCCGCGGGAGATCGACCAGTTGATCGACGCGACGCTCAAGAGCGTGTCGCCGATCCGCGGGATCGCCAATGTCGTGCGGACCGGGACGGCGGGCTATCGCAAGCTGGTGACGTCGGGCGGGATCGTGTCGGGCTGGGCCAGCGAGACGGGCGCGCGGGCCGAGACGGGGACGCCGAGCTTCAACGAGATCGTGCCGCCTTCGGGCGAACTGTTCGCCAATCCGGCGGCATCGCAGGCGATGCTGGACGATGCGCAGTTCGATGTCGAAAGCTGGCTGGCGAGCGAGATTGCGCGCGAATTTGCGGCGGCGGAGGGCGCGGCCTTCGTCAATGGCAATGGGACCAGCAAGCCCAAGGGCTTCCTGACCTATACGACCACCAATGAGGCGGACAGCGTGCGGGCCTTCGGATCGCTGCAATATGTGGCGTCGGGGGCGGCGGGGGCCTTTGCCGCGTCCAATCCGCAGGACAGGCTGATCGATCTGGTGCAGAGCCTGCGTGCGCCATACCGGCAGGGGGCGAGCTTCGTCATGAATTCGGCGACGCTGGCGGTGATCCGCAAGATGAAGACGAGCGACGGCGCGTTCCTGTGGCAGCCGTCCATGGCGGCGGGGCAGCCGGCGACTTTGCTGGGCTACCCGGTGGTCGAGGCCGAGGACATGCCCGATATCGCCGCGAACAGCCTGTCGATCGCCTTCGGCAATTTTCAGGCGGGCTATGTCATCGCCGAGCGCAGCGAGACGAGCATCCTGCGCGATCCGTTCAGCAACAAGCCGTTCGTGCATTTCTATGCGGTCAAGCGGATTGGCGGCGGCGTGGCCAATAGCGAGGCGATTAAGGTGATGAAGTTCTCCGCCTCGTAAACGAGGCGGTGGTAAGCTGATGAAGTTCGCGGCTTCGTAAGGGGGTGAGGGGGGCGGGGATGCGTCCTTCCCCCTCATCCAACTTCGTCTAACCGGCTGCGCCGGTAAGACTGCGTATCCTTCTCCCCCGTGGGGGAGAAGGTTTGGGGGGAGCGGCTTTGGCTTCTTCCCCTTTTTTTGTTTTTCCGAGGGGGTGGGCGTGGCGATTTCGGGGCTGGAGATGGCCGACCTGGTGCGGGAGGTCTGTTATGATGGCGGGGATGGGCCGTTGCTGCTGGGTGGGGCGGTGGCGGGCTATCGCGCCTTTGCCGATGTGCTGGGGGCGGGGGCGCGCTTTCCCTATATGATCATGGGCGTGGGCGATCCGACCCAGTGGGAGGCGGGGACCGGCGAACTGGACGAGGCCGGGCGGCTGGTGCGGACGCCGGCGGCGTCTTCGGCCGGGGGCGCGGCGGTGGATTTTGCGCCGCTGGAGAAGAAGGTCGGGCTGGCGCTGCATGCCGGATGGGTGGCGGCGGTCGAGGCGCATGGCCATGGGATGGCGGCGATCGACGGGCTGGCGGCGGCGCTGGACGGCAAGCAGGGGGCGAGCGCCAATCTGGCGGCGCTGGCCGGGCAGGCGAGCGCGGCGGACCAGATGAGCTACTGGACCGGGGCGGGCGCGGCCGGGCTGACGGCGCTGAGCGCGCAGGGGCGCAGCCTGATCGGCGCGGGGAATGCGGCGGCGGCGCGGGCGGCGATCGGGCTGGGCGCCCTCGCGACGCAAAGCCCCGGCGCGGTGGCGATCAGCGGCGGGACGATCGGCGGGATCGTGGATCTGGCGGTGGCCGATGGCGGCACCGGGGCGTCGAGCGCCAGCGTGGCGCGGAGCAATCTGGGGCTGGCGATCGGCAGCGACGTGCAGGCCTATGACGCCGATCTGGAGGCGATCGCGGCGCTGGCGACGACCAGTTTCGGCCGGGCGCTGCTGACGCGGGCGGATGCGGCGGGCGTGCGCAGCTATATCGGCGCGGGGACGAGCAGCACGAGCGGCACCGTGACCAGCGTGGCGATGAGCGGCGGGACGACGGGCTTGAGCGTGTCGGGCGGGCCGGTGACGGGCAGCGGGACGCTGACGCTCGGCGGGACGCTGGCGCTGGCGAGCGGGGGCACCGGGGCGACCAGCGCCAGCGGTGCGCGCAGCGCGCTGGGGCTGGGCGACATGGCGGTGCAGGCGGCGTCGGCCGTGGCGATCAGCGGCGGGGCGGTGGCGGGGCTGACCAGTTTGCAGGTGAGCCATCCCTCCTCGACCGCCTTTTCCTATATCGATTCCCTTGCCGGCCAATATGCGTTGCTGCGCTGGCGCAGCGGCACGGCGGGGCGCTGGGACATGGGCAAGACCAATGGCGCGGAGAGCGGGAGCAATGCCGGGTCGGACTTTGCGCTGCGCCGCTTTGCCGATGGCGGGACGGTGCTGGGCACGGCGCTGACCATCCGGCGGGATACGGGCGAGATTCAGGTGGGCGGCGTGCTGGCGCCGGCGAGCGACAATAGTCTGGCGCTGGGCGGGGCCGCGCTGCGATGGTCGATCGTCTATGCCGGGAGCGGGACGATCAGCACATCCGATGCGCGCGAGAAGCAGGAGATGGAGGCTGTCGATCCGGGGCTGATCGAGGCGTGGGGCGATGTGCGCTGGGTGCGCTATCGCTTTCGTGCGGCGGTGGCGGAGAAGGGCGACGCGGCGCGATGGCATGTCGGGCTGGTGGCGCAGCAGGTGCGCGACGCGATTGATGCGCGGATGGGCGATGGCGCGGCGCAGCGCTGGGGATTGCTCTGTCATGATGCGTGGGATGCGCAGGCCGAGGCGCGCGATGACGAGGGCGTTGTCGTGCGGCCGGCGCGGGACGCGGGCGAGCGCTGGGGGCTGCGGTACGAAGAATGTCTGGCGCTGGAGGCGGCATGGCAGCGGCGCGCGATCGCGGCGCTGGCGGATCGGGTGGCGGCGCTGGAGGCGGGCCATGCAGGGTGAGGCGCTGGGCGCGGGAGTGATTGGCGATCTGGCGGAGAGCGCGGATCGCTGGGCAGGGCCATGGCGCGGCGGCGTGCGGCCGGGGCAGGGCTGGCGCGTGCCGGGCGAGGCGCGGACGGCGCGGGCCGAGGCGGAACGGGGGAGCAGGATAAGATGAGCCTATTATTGAAAGACCCGGACGCGCGGATCGACCATGGCGTCGACTGGTCCGCCTATCTGGCCGGGCAGAGCCTGGTCGCGAGCGGATGGACGGTGGCGCCGGTGGAGACGGGCGGGCTGGTGGTGGACGCGAGCGCGTTCGAAGCGCAGCGCAGCAGCGTGCGGCTGAGCGGTGGGGTGATCGGCCATGTCTATCGGCTGACCAACCGCGTCACCTTGTCCGACGGGCAGGTGGATGAGCGGACGCTGACGATCCGGGTGGAGGAACGCTGATGCTGGTGGAACGGGAAAGCGGGGGGCTGGCGGCGTCGCTGGCGGAACTGAAAGCCTATTTGCGGATCGAGACGGGGGCGGAAGATGCGGTGCTGGCCGGGCTGCTGCGCAGTGCGGCGGCGCTGTGCGAGCAATTTGTCGGCCAGTGGCTGGTGGCGCGGGAGGCGCGCGAGACGGTGGCGGGTGACGGGCGCTGGCAAAGGCTGTCGGCGCGGCCGGTGCTGAGCATCGACAGCGTGACGGCGGCGGATGGCGGGCTGCTGCCGGTCGGTGCCTATGCGATCGATGTGGATGCGGCGGGCGATGGCTGGGTGCGGGCGACGCGGGCGGGCGAGCCGGGGCTGCTGGCGGTGCGCTATCGCGCGGGGATCGCGGGGGAGATGAACGGGCTGCCCGAAGCACTGCGGCAGGGGATCGTGCGGCTGGCGGCGGACCATTATCTGGCGCGGGGGAATGAGAGCGCGGCGCCGCCGGCTGTGGTTAGCGCGCTGTGGCGGCCATTCCGGCGGATGCGGCTGGCATGAGGGCGGCGCTGGTGCGGATGGTGGAGGCGCGGGCGGCGATGCGGCGGGCGGCGATCGTCGCGGCGCTGGGGGATGCGGGCGTCGACGCGCTGGTCGAGGGCGAGGATGTCGTGGCGGCCGGGCGGGGGCTGCGCGGGCGATGGCTGCGCGATCTGGCGCTGCGGGAAGCGGGGAGAGGGCGATGAGCGCGGAAGTGGCGGTGCGGACGGCGGTGATCGCGGCGTTGCGAGCGGACGTAGCGCTGATGGCGCTGGTCAATGGGATCTATGATGGCGAGCCGGTGCGGGCGGCGGCGCCCCATGGCTTTGTCGGCGAATGTCTGGGCAGCGATTGGGGCGGCAAGGATGTCGAGGGGCGCGAGTTGCGGCTGACGATCGGGCTGGTGGTGGCGGACGAGACGCCGGCGCGGCTGGCCGGGATGATCGCGCGGGTCGATCCGGCGATCGGCGCTGCGGGCGTGGAGGCGGGCTGGCGGATCGTGAGTGCGCGGTTGCTGCGGTCGCGGGTGGCGCGGAGTGGCGCGCAGGGGTGGCGTGGCGTGGTGGATTATCGGGTTAGGGCGGTGCGGGAGGGGGCGTAGCGCAGCCCCCCTCTCAACTGCGGCTAGGCAGCAAGCTGCCAAGCCTTCGTATCTCTCTCCTGAGAGGGGGAGAGAGGAAGAGGATGTCAGTTCGGGCGGCTGCTTTCTTCATATTCGCTGGTGATCTTGTCGACATATTCGGAAATCTGGTCGTCGGCGTCGCTCTTGGCGTCGGCGTCGGACATTTTGTCGGCCTTGTCCTGGGCGATGATGGCGTTGCGGAAGGCGGATTCCTTGTCGGCGCAGGCGCTTTTGATCGCGGACTGAAAATCGCCGACGGACAATTTTTTTCCCAGCGCAGGCTGCGTCTGGGCGCTGAGGCATTTGGAAAATTCCTTGCGCCCGGTGCCCACGGCATCAGCGGAAGGCGCGGCGGCAAGCATCATCGCAAGCGAAGCGGCAACAATCATCGGGACCTCTCCATCAACCCCAGATTTATCGTTGGGACCGGTCGCCCAGAAGGCGGCCGAGTCTCCTGTTTTTTCGCGATTTTCCGGGCCGTAGCAGGGTGCTTCGGACGTCGGTGTCGCTTGGCTGGAGAATGCGCCATGGGCGTCGAAAAAGGAAGTGCGTTTTTGCTGAAGGTGGGCGACGGCAACATGCCCGCAACATATGCGACGGTGGCCGGGATGCGCACCACCCAATTGTCCGTGAATGGCGAGGCGGTGAACATCACCAGCAAGGATTCGGGCGGCTGGCGCGAATTGCTGTCGGGCGCGGGGGTGCGATCGGTCAGCGTGTCGGCTGCGGGGCTGTTCACCGGATCGGCGGCCGAAGTGCGGGTGCGCAATCATGCGCTGGCCGGGACGATCGAGGCATTTGAGCTGAGCTTCGAGAGCGGGGAGCGGATGCGCGGGCGCTTTCTGGTGACGCGGCTGGACTATGCCGGGGATTATAATGGCGAGCGCAATTATACGCTGAGCCTGGAAAGCAGCGGCGCGGTGGTGAGCGAATGAGCGGCGCGGCGGTGAACCCGGAGAGGGGCGAGGCGGCGCTGGAGATTGGCGGCGAGCGGTTGCTGGTGCGGCCGAGTTTCGCGGCTTTGGTGGCGGCCGAGGAGGAACTGGGACCGCTGTTCGCGCTGGTGGAGCGGGCGGCGGAGGGCAAGCTGTCGCTGGCGGAGCTGGTCGGGCTGTTCTGGCATTGTCTGGTCGATCGGGAGCGGCTGACGCGCGAGGCGCTGGGCGAGGCGGTGCTGGCGGTGGGGCTGGCGCGGGTGACGCCGGTGCTGAGGGCGATCTTGCAGCAGATATTGGCGGGAAAATGACGACGTTTCGCGCGGGCGCGGGGCGGCTGGCGGGGGTGGCCGGGTGGCTGCTGGGCTGGCGGCCGGAGGAGTTCTGGCGCGCGACGCCGGTGGAACTGGCGGCGGTGCTGCGCGCGGCGCGGGGAGAGGATGCGCCGGGAGAGGCAGGCGTGGATGCGGCGGAGTTGCGGCGGTTGATGGGGGTGATGCCGGATTGAGGTGCGTCGTGCTCCTGCGAAAGCAGGAGCCCAGTGGAGAGGGCGGGACTGTGCTCGTGCTTTCGCAGGAGCACATGCTCTGTGGGGTGCGGGAGGGCATATGGAAGACGAGATCGAGACTTTGGTGGTGCGGGTGCGGGCGGATACGCAGGGGTTGAGCCGGGATGTGGCGGCGATGCGGGGCGAGATGGAGGGGCCGCTCGCCGATGGGGCGGATCGTGCCGGGCGGCGGATCGAGCAGGGGCTGTTGCGGGCGGTGCGGACCGGCAAGCTGGGCTTTGACGATCTGCGCGCGGTGGCGCTGTCGGCGCTCAATGAGATTGCGGCGAGCGCGCTGCAATCGGCCGTGAGTGGCGGGAGCAGCAGTGGCGGCGGGCTGGCGAGCCTGGCGACAGCGGCGCTGACGGCGCTGATGGGATCGCCAGGGCGGGCGACCGGCGGGCCGGTGACGGGCGGACGGGCCTATATCGTCGGGGAGCGCGGGCCGGAATTGTTCGTGCCGACGAGCAGCGGGCAGGTGGTGGCGGCTGGTGGTGCGGTCGGGCGCGACGTGCGGGTGAACATCGCGGTCAATGGCCGGGGTGGGGAGAGCGAAAGCCGGTTGCTGGCGCGCAGCGCGCGGCAGGTGGCGCGGGCGGTGCGGGGGGCATTGGCGCAATGACGATGGGCTATTGGCTGGCCGATGCGCGGCGGGGGCAGGAGGCGGCCTTCATGAAGCGCTTTGCGGCGACGCACTGGACGGTGAATTTTCCCCGGCCGATGATGGCGGGGGTGGTGACGACTGCGGCCGACGCTTTGCGCGTGGATGCGGTCTTTTATGGGTCGGGGGATCTGGCGGGGCTGATCTGGGAAGCGGAGGACAGATGGAGCCATCCCCTGCTGGCCTATGAGACCCGGCGGGATTTTCGTAATTGTGTGCTGTCCTTTCGCTGGCGCTCCGGTGGTCTGCGCAAGCTGGACGAGACGCATGGGCCGACGCTGACGATCGAGGGGCGGGATGCGAGCGGGGTGCCGCGGGCCTGGTATGTGCGCTTGTGGAATTATGCGAGCGGTGGGCCGGAAGAGGCTGTCATCACGCTGGATTTTGCGGCGATCAATGGCGGATATCTGTTGCCCGATGAGGCGGACCTGGTCTGGGCGGGGGATGTGGACCGGATGTTCATATCCTTGGTGCCGCCTGATTATGATGCGGGGGATACGCCTTTTCCGGCGGCGGTCGAGGGCTGGGCGGAACTGAGCGAGCTGCGCTGCGACGGGGCGGGGTCGGTGCTGGCGGTGGGCGATGTGATGCTGTCGGAGCATGGGCTGGGAATCGCGACCGGCTATGATGATTGTTTCAACCAAACGCCCGCGCGGGTCGTGGCGGCGATCCATGCGCTGGGCTATCGTGGGGCGATCAACCATTATGTCGGCATGAGCCATTATTTCCGGCTGGAACGGGCGGGCAGCGACCTGTTCGTCAGTCTGGCGGGCGGGGTGCTGAATGCGCCCTGCGCGGCCTGGCACCGGGATTTTGCGGTGCAGGCGAAGGCATGGGGTTTCGACCTGATCTGGTCGCTCTCCTATGAATTATTCGATGCGCATTGCTGGAACGACTGGAAGCAGAGGGCGGAAAATGGCGACCCGGCGCTGACCGGATGGTCGCCGCCTTCGACTTTGCTGTCGCCGGCGCAAGGCGGGGCGATGGCCTATTTGCAGGCTGTGGCGGGGGCCTTTGTTTCCATCGGGTTGGAGGCGGGTCTGCCGATCCGCTTTCAGGTGGGGGAACCCTGGTGGTGGGTGATGCCGGGGGATGGGCGCATCTGTATCTATGACGATGCGGCGCGGGTGGCGCTGGGCGGGGCACCGGTGTCAATCGGGAGCGTTTGGGGTGCGCTGGATAGCGACCAGTGCGATGTGCTGGATGCGGCGGGGGCGTTGCTGGCGGCGTCGACGGCGGCTTTGTGCGCACATGTGAAGGCGATTGCGCCGGGGGCGGTGACGCATTTGCTGGCCTATCTGCCGACCATTCTCGATCCGCGTGCGCCGGAGGCCAAAAGGGCGAATATGCCGGTCGGCTGGGCCTCGCCCGCCTTCGATGTGCTGCAACTGGAAGATTATGACTGGGTGACGGAGGGGCGGCCGCATCTGACCGCGCGGGGCGTGGAGATGGCGACGGCGCGGCTGGGCTATCCGATCGGGGAACAGCATTATTTTTCGGGCTTCGTGCTGTTGCCGGAGCAGGCCGGGCAGTGGCGGGCGATCGTGGCGGCGGCGCAGGCGTCTGTCGCGCGGGGGACGGCGGCGACCTTCATCTGGGCGATGCCGCAAGTGTGCCGCGATGGCTTTACCTGCTTTGCAATCGAAGGGGAGGATGATGTGCAAGCCTTTGACGATGTGATCTTTCCCATGGCGATCGGGCGGGAGGCGAGTCTGGCCCCGGCCTTTTCGACGCAGATCGTGGAAAGCCCGGCCGGGCATGAGCGGCGGTCGAGCGACTGGGCCGATGCCAGGCTGTCCTATGATGCCGGGCCGGGGGTGCGGAGCGAGGCGGATATCGCCACGCTGATCGCCTTCTTCCGGGCGCGACGGGGGGCAGCGCGGGGGTTCCGCTTCAGCGATCCCTATGATGATCGCAGCGGGGCGCCGGGCGTTGCGCCGGGGCCGCTGGACCAGCGACTGGGCATTGGCGATGGGGTGGCGGTCGAGTTTCCGCTGATGCGCTATTATGGCGCGGGGGCGGAGGCGCAGGCGCGGACCATCACGAGGCCGGTGGCGGGCAGCATCCGTGTGGCGGCCGATGGCGTCGAGATGGTCGGGGGATGGAGCCATGCGGGGATGGGCGTGATCGCGTTCGATGACGCGCCGGGGGATGGCGTGGTGCTGACCGCTGGCTATCGCTTCGACGTGCCGGTGCGCTTTGCCGAGGACCGGCTGGAGATCAACCGGGCGACCTTTGCCGCCGGGGAGGCGGTGTCGGTGCTGCTGGTGGAGATACGCGAATGAGCGGAGAACTGGACGGGGCGCTGACGACGCTGGCCTTTTGCTGGCGGATCGAGCGGCGGGACGGGGTGACGATCGGGCTGACCAGCCATGATCGCGATCTGGATATTGGCGGGCTGCTCTATCGCGCGGCGCCGGGGATGACGCCCTCTGCGGTGCGATCGGGCATCGGGCTGGAGGGCGAAGATAGCGATGTCGCCGGGGCGCTGAGCAGCGATGCGATCAGCGAGGCGGATTTGATGGCGGGGCGTTGGGATGGCGCGGCGCTGGAGTTACGGTTGACGCAATGGGAAGCGCCGGGCGCTTTGTGGCTGTTGCTGGCGCGGGGTGAGATGGGGGCGGTGTCGCGCAAGGGGGCGGCCTTCACCGCCGAGATGATCGGCGCGGCGGCGGTGCTGGGTGGACCGGTGGCGCCGAGTACGTCGCCTGATTGCCGGGCGCGGCTGGGCGACCGGGCATGCCGGGTCGATATGGCGGGGCGACGGCGGATCGTGGCGGTTACGGCGGTGGACGGGGCGCAGGTGGCGGCGGATGGGCTGGAGGCGGGGGACTATGCGTTCGGCACGCTGCGCTGGCTGGGCGGGGCCAATGTCGGGCTGGTGCAGGCGGTGGCGGATAATGGGGCGGAGGGCGTGAGCCTGGTCGATCCGCCGGCCTTTGCGGTGGAGGCGGGGACTTTGGCGCTGCTGACGCAGGGGTGCGACCGGCAAGTGGCGACCTGTGCGGGGCGGTTCGGCAATGCGGTGAATTTCCGGGGCGAACCTTATCTGCCGGGGATGGATCTGCTGACCCGCTATCCCGGCGCATGAGCGCGGCGGTCGAGCGGGCGCGGGCGATGATCGGGGTGCCCTTTCGGTTGCATGGGCGCAGTTGGGAGGGGCTGGATTGCGTGGGGCTGGCGGCGCTGGCTTTGGGACGGGTGGCGCCGGGCGATTATGGGCTGCGCAGCGGCGATGTGGCGCGGGCCGAGGGCTGGTTGCGGGCGGCGGGGTTGCGGCTGGTGGTTGAGGCGCGGCCGGGCGATCTGGCGCTGGTGCGGCCGGGGCCTTTGCAACTGCATCTGATGATCGGGACGGGGGTGGGCTTTGTCCATGCGCATGCCGGGCTGGGGCGGGTGGTGGAGATGCCGGGGGTGTCGCCTTGGCCGGTCTTGAGTTGGTGGGCCGTGGAGTAGAGCCCGCGCAGAATAGCAATTTTCGTCATTGCTTCGCTTTGCTCGCAATGACGCGGTGAGGGAGAGAGATATGGCGACGGTGGTGCTGACGGCGGTGGGGACCGTGCTGGGCGGGCCGATCGGCGCGGCGATCGGGGCGGTGATCGGGAATGTCATCGACAATCAGGTTCTGTTCAAGCCGAAGGGGCGGGAGGGATCGCGCCTGTCCGATTTGCAGGTGCAGACGTCGAGCTACGGGACGCAGGTGCCGAAGATTTTCGGGACGATGCGGGTGGCCGGGACGGTGATCTGGGCGACGGACCTGAAGGAGACGCGCAGCAAGAGTGGTGGGGGCAAGGGGCGGGCGAGCGTCACGACCTATAGCTATTCGGCGAGTTTTGCGGTGGCGCTGTCGGCGCGGGCGATCCGGTCGATCGGGCGGATATGGGCGGACGGCAATTTGCTGCGCGGAGCGGCGGGGGATTTCAAGACGGAGGTTTCTGCTTTTCGTGTGCATCTGGGTGATGAGGCACAGGCGGTCGATCCGCTGATCGCTTCGGCGGAAGGGCTGGCGCTGACGCCGGGGCATCGGGGGATCGCCTATGTCCTGTTCGAGGATCTGGCGCTGGCCGATTATGGCAATCGGATTCCGTCGCTGACCTTTGAGGTGGCGGCGGATGAGGGGGCCGTGGCGATCGAGGCTGTCGCGGCGGAATTGAGCGACGGGGCGCTGGGCGGGACTGGATTGGCGGCGCTGAATGGCTTTGCGGCGGGCGGGGCCGATATCGGGGCGGCGATCGGTCCGCTGGTCGAGGCGCAGGGGCTGGCGCTGGCGACGGGCGCGGCAGGATTGCAGTTGCGGGCGGCGGGCGCAGCCGAGGGGGCGATCGGCGCGGAGATGCTGGCGCGGCGGATCAACGGGCAGGCGATCGATCCGGTCGAGCGATCGGGCGGGGCGGCCGATGGTGTGCCGGTGGCGCTGAGCCTGCGCCATTATGATGCGGCGCGGGACTATCAGGCGGGGGTGCAGCGGGTAGTGCGACCGGGGCCGGGGCGGCAGGAGCAGGGGATGGAACTGCCAGTCGTGATGGGCGCGGACGATGCGCGGGCGCTGGCGGCGGTGCGGCTGGGCGCGGCATGGACGGGGCGGGCGACGATGGCGCTGCGCTGTGACTGGAGCGCGCTGGCGCTGGTGCCGGGCATGGTGGTGACGGTCGCGGATGTGCCGGGTCTGTGGCGGATCGAGGAGCGGGAATGGGAGGCGATGGCGGTGCGGCTGTCGCTGCGACGGGTGCCAGGGCCAGGTGGGGCGCTGCCGACGGGCGCGTCTTCGGGCGCGATCGTGCGGCAGGTGGATGCGCCGCATGGGGTGACGACGCTGATGCTGGCGGACTTGCCGTCGTTGCGGGATGGGGCGGCGAGTGCGCCCCTGCTGGTGGCGGCGGCGAGCGGCGGGGCGGGCTGGCGCAGCGCGGCGCTGTTTGTGATGAGCGAGAGCGGCGAGGCCAGCGCGATCGGGCGAAGTGCCGGGCGGGCGGTGATGGGGGTGGCGGATGCGGCGCTACCGGACGGTAGCCGGGTGCTGGTGGATCGGGAGCAGGTGCTGCTGGTGACGTTGCTGGCGGAGGATATGGACCTGAGCGGCGCGGACGAGGCGGCTTTGGCGCAGGGACGGAATCTGTGCCTGCTGGGTGAGGAATTGCTCCAGTATGAGGCGGCTGAGCGGATCGGGCCGGCAAGCTGGCGGCTGAGCGGGCTGCGGCGGGGGCTGCGCGGGAGCGAGTGGGCGATGACAGCGCATGGCGCGGGCGAGCGCTTCCTGCTGATCGAGGAGGATCGGCTGGTCGAGCCGCTGACGGCGCTGGGGGCGAGCGGGGATGTGGGCGGTACCTTGCGGGTGGCGGCGATCGGGCTGGGCGATGTCGAGCCGGTGGAGGCGGGGCTGCCGATCCGGGGCGAGGCGCTGATCCCGCCGGCGCCGGTGCATCTGACGGTGCGGGGTGAGGACGGTGGCCGGGTGGTCGGCTGGGTCAGGCGCAGCCGGGCCGGATGGCGCTGGAGCAGTGGCGGGGACGTGCCGCTGGGCGAGGAAAGCGAGCGCTATCGGGTGCGGGTGCTGGACGGCGAGCGCGTGGTGCGGAGCGTGGAAACCGGCGTGCCGGGCTGGACCTATGACGCGGCGATGATCGCAGCGGATGGTGCCGCGGGTGCGGACTGGGCAGTCGAGGTGGCGCAGATCGGCACGCTGGCCATGGGGCGGGCGGCGCGGATCGCTCTTAATCTGTGAAAATCTGAAAAGGGACTATGATCATGGATATGACGCCGCGATGGGCGCTGCCTTTGCTGTTTGCAGGGCAGGCGCAGAAGGAAGTTTTTCACAATGAGGCGCTGACCTTGGTCGATGCGCTGCTGCATGGGCGGGCGGAAAGCGCGGACGTGGCGAACCCGCCGGGCACGCCGGAAATCGGACAATGCTGGATCGTGGCGGCGGGGGCGAGCGGGGCCTGGGCCGGGCAGGCGGGGGCGATCGCCGTCTGGAGCGAGGGCGGCTGGCGGTTCGTGGCGGCGCGGGCGGGGGTGGCGATGGATGTCGCGGACCGGGGGCACCGGCTTTTTCATGACGGGACCGACTGGCGCGACAGTGCGGTGCGCAGTGATGGCCTGTATGTGGACGATCAGCGTGTGATTGCCGCTCGTCAGGCAGCGATCCCGGCGCCGAGCGGCGGGGCTGTTATCGATGTCGAAGCGCGAACAACGCTGGCGACCATTCTATCCGCGCTGCGGGCTCATGGGCTGATTGTAGCCTAA